AAGCACCCACATCCCGGCGACTTGGCACACCGGCGAGCGGCATTCTGGAGATGCCGGTGCTGGGTGGGCTCACCGTTGGTGAATCGGCAGTGATTTCTGAGCTGCTGGCCAATGAGCAGAGCAGCTTTGTCAAAGGCGCCCAGATCGCTGATGCCATTGCCAAAGCCGAAGCGATCAGCATTTCCGAGGCGTTCAACATCATTGAGGGTGCGATCAGCGGCCGTCAGCTGGAGGAGCGGGCCGAAGAGATCCGAACCAAGCACGCGGCGCTGATCCAAGAGGTGGCGCAGGTGTATGCAGCAGCGGGGCAGCGCAACATGGAAGCCACCGTCAGTGCGCTGATCAAGTGCAGGTGCAACCTGCCGGACTGGTCCGTTGCGGACACCCGCCAGATGCACCGCGCCCTGTTCAACGCGATCTGGCAACTGGCGCAGGAAGAAAGCGATGCCGAGGCGCTGCCCAGTGAGCCGCCGACTGAGGAGGAGCTGGGAAAGCCGCCAGCGGCGGATGGCGCCGCAGCGAAACGGACTGGCAAGCGATCTTCTACGACCTAGCCCACAGCTACCCCGGCCAGTTCCACCGCAACACCTACGCGAAGGAACTGCGGCAAACGGTGCTGCAGGCATGGCGTGAGCTGCAGCGGATTCGCCGCGAGCAAGCGCAACTGCAGGAGATGCCGGTGGCTCAACTTGCAGCGCTGCTGGCCAACATCAACCGCGACCCCAAGAAGGGCAAACCCTTCTCGCTGCAGGACTTCCAGCTGTTCGCCAGCGAGCAGAAGGCCGAGCGGCGTCTCAGCGCGGAGGTGGCTGCGGTTGCTCTGGCGCTCAAGCACGACGACAAGGCACCGCCCCTATTGGTGTCCTGTTGGAACGAGGTGCTGGCCAGCGCGACAGACGGCACCCGTATGCCAGCCGTGCGGGCGCTGCATTCCGACGATGAGGCGGTGTGGGTGTTGGCGCCGGTGTGGGAAGCCACCGGCATCCGTGGCGGATTGGTGCTCGTTCGTGGGCAGATCAGCGGCACGGTCCTGCTGCGCGATTTAGATCGGCCACTGTTGACCCACCGGCTGCTAGTCCCCGCTCGCCCTGGCTTCGGCTGGATCGAGGCAGGCTGCTTGCTGCTTTCGGCGGAAGACTAGGTAATGGACTTGCTGAGCCTGCGCACCGCCATCGAGACCACGCTGGTGGATCAGCTCGGCACGTACACCCTGGCCAATAGCGCCACCACCCCGGCCATCTCGGTGCGGGCACCGGGTGAAAGCCTGCCGCCTGGCACCACCGTCACCGGCTTAGAGGTAGTGATCGTGCGCGAGCCCGAGCTGGTGCCGGTGCGGCAATACAGCAAGGAGCAAGCCTTCAGCCGCTGGACGCTATATCTGGTGGACTGGAGCGGCGATGCCAGCCTGCAGGAAGTGGCTGGCCGCCTGCTGTGGAGCTACCCCGGCAGCAATGCCGTCACGATCAACGTGCCCCGTGGTGTGGGGCCGAGATCGCAGATGCGCGTGGACATCACGACCAACCCCGACACCTACGCGGGCTGAGCTGACCGGAAACCTTGGGTATGGCGATCACCCCGGCGAGTTACAACATCCGACCCCAACGACGGGCAGATTTTCCGCTGCAGGTGCAGTTCAAGGATTCGGACGGCGACGGCATCAACATCAGTGGCTGGACGGTGCTGGCACAGGTGTGGGACAAGACGCGCACCACCAAGTACGGCGACTTCACGGTGAGCGTCACTAGCGCCTCGACAGGTGCTGTCACCTTGACCTTGCCGTACACCGTCACGGCAACCCTCCCGGATGAGTGCCGCTACGACGTGATGCTGATCAACGGCGCAGGGCTGCGCGAGTATTACCTCGAAGGCATTGTCAGGCCCTCTGAGGGCTATACCGCACCGATCTGACTATGGCCAACAGCGTTGAGGTGATTAGCACCGGCCAGGTCGTCGTCACCGAGGTCGCAGAGCAGGCCATTGAACTCACCACTGCTGCGCAGCCGCTGCTGGTGGAGGTGCAAACCGCTGGCCCTCAAGGCACAGGTGGAGTCGGTCTTCCGACTGGCGGGCAACCCGGTAACGTACTACTGAAGAGCACCTACGCCAACTACGAAAGCGAATGGAGCGCTGTCCTGGACGGAGGTACTTTCGCCTAGCTACCGGCAACTTAGGGCACTGCACCTGCCCTGCTAATGGCACGCCTCCAGCTAAAGCGTGGTCTCAAGGCCAACCTCCCTACGACGGGGATGCTGGCTGGCGAGCCGCATATCACAACAGATCGCGGCACGCTTCACGTCGCTACTGATGCCACCACCAAGCTGCCGGTGGTGCCTGCGATTGATGATCTGACCACGTTGGCCAGCGTCGATGGCGCAGCAGATCTGATCATGCTGCACGACGCCAGCGAAAGCGGCGGGCAGAAAGAGAAGAAGATGACGATTGCCGATTTCAAGACGGCACTCAACATTCCCAATGGTGATACCGACGAGAAGGTCGCTGTCGTAAGCGGCGGCGCCGCTGGTTATATCTGGGGCACAGATGGCACCAATGGCGTAATCCGCCTCAACAGCAGCTTGAGCTGGACTAAAGATGCCGGCAATGGTTACGTCACCATCGCAGTTGATGTTGTGGATGGGGGTAGCTTCTAGTGCCACGCAACGCCAAGATTCTGATCCGCAACGGCACCACTGCTCCCAGTGCAGGTGATTTTGATGTTGCTGAACCCGCGTGGGATAAGACCAACAGCAAGCTCTACATCAAGAATGCCGCTGGCACAATGGTGGAGATCGCCGGTGGCGGCGGTGGAGGCACTGTCACCATTGGGAGCAGTGCTGCTGATGTGTTCAGTGCCACCAGCGGCGAAATCACTGCAGATGATGCCGGCGCCGACAAGCTGGTGTTTTGGGACGACAGCGCCGGCAAACTGACGCACTTGACAGTAGGCAGTGGACTTACAATCAGTGGAACGGAGATCACCGCATCAGGAAGCGGTGGATCAGTCGGCGTTGACCCTGTGATCGCTGGGATGATCTTCTGATGGCCGCCCCCAACCTCAAGTCACCGACCACGATCCTGGGGCGCACGGCTCGCTATGCCGTGACCACTTCACTGGCCAATGCACTGGCAAATAGCGTAGCTAGCGGCAAGGTGCTGAAGGTGAACAGCATCTTCTGCGCCAACGTGGACGGCACCAACGCGGCTGACATCAGCGTGTCGATCTACGACGGCACAACTGATCGGTACATCGCCAAGACCATCGCGGTGCCCGCTGATGCCACGCAAGTGCTCAGCACCAAAGAGACGTACTTCTACCTGGAGGAAGGTGACAGCATCCGCGCCTTGGCCAGTGCCGCCAGCGATCTGGAGCTGGTGATCGGCTACGAGGAGATCGCGTGATGCTGGGATTTAATGGTGGGTTGATTGGGAAGGCAAGATCAGCATTCACTGCGGGCGCAGTAGGAGTGTGGACATTAAACGAACAAGTGCGATACAAAGATGCCAGTAATTGGCCATTTTTTGCTGACGGAACGCCAGAATCTCCCTTTGGAACTCCAGCGCAGGCCACTGGCAGATCTTCAGGAGTTTACTACTACAAGCCTGCGGGATACACAGGTGCGCCATTTGAAGCTTACACAGATTGCGATACCACTGGCGGGCCTTGGGCGCTTACCTGGATAGTCACAAATGTCAACGGAGATGGCGTGGACTGGTGGAATGGAGATTCTTTCTTGTCCGGCGCGACCGGAACCAATCATTTTACTAGCATTTCGACGCTAGGCTCAACGCTGTCTGAGACGTCAAAAACAAACGCCAAAAATCCGCTGTTTGATTATCTCGCTTTTACGAAAATGATGATAAAAGAAAACCATAGCGGCACGCTCGGAACAAAGCGTTACGCACTAAGCGCATCGGCCACGTTTAGAAGCCGGTTTGATGGCACGCCAAGCACTGCCGCAAACTCAGTATCCTCGGTACTGGGCTCGTCCGGATCGTTTTCAACTTTTACGACCAACGATCTTTATTTTAACTATAGCAACGCATCAAATGACGGCGGGAGATTGCTGGCAGCACTGCCTTTGGGTGAGGCTAGCGGCGGGATCGGCACTTGGGTGGACAAAAGCAGGTCTTATGGATGGAAAGGCAATCTAACTCGCAGCGACGCAAATAGGCATTACAACACTGATGGCACAACAACAGACCATACGGTCTGGATTTTTGTCGCATGACATCTCTCTACTCCCTCCACGGCGCTCGCCCTGAGCCCCTTCCGTTCCGCATTACTTTGCCGACCGGCTTCACGCGCACCGACCCCTCGACCTTCACCGAGGACGAGATCCGCGCCGCCGGCTTCACTGGCCCCTATGCCCCTCCGCCCTACGACATGGCAACCGAACAACTCGGTTGGGTGGATGGTGCCTACGTCGTAGAGCCACTTCCGCCTCCACCTCCCGAACCACTCTGGGTGGACTTTTCCGCTGCAGTGATGACCGACTCCAGCGTTAACACCATGCTCACCACATTGCTGCAATCCGCACCAGGCTTATACGGCGGTCTGGTTGTCGGCTTACAGCAAGCCTCGCAAGGTGACACGCGAGTTTTCCTCAACTCCTGGCACGCTGCGCATGGTCTCGGTGTCATCCCCGATGCGCTGATCACCGACGTGCAGCAACATGCAACGGCGCATGACCTACCGAGTGCGTTCGTGGCCGGCCTTGCCCCGGCTCCGTAGCCTGAGCACGTACCCGCTCTGCCTTGGCATCGGGCTAAAGGCTCTGCTACGGCGGGGCCTTTGTTTTGCCGGGCAAATTAGAGCAACTGCTCGGCCACCATGACCCCAGAGGAACTTGCGGGCCTAGCCATTGCCTTACTGGCTGGCTCCGAGCTGCTCAGCTACATCCCTGGCGTTAAGGCCAACGGTTGGGTGCAACTGGTGCTGGCAGCCCTTCGGGGTATCGCCGCCGCTGCTCAGGTTGAGCAAAACAACAAGCGCAAGCGCCGCTGAGTCATGGTTGAGGTAGTGGCCGCTCTGGCTGGTGCGGTGCTGGCCATTGGTGCCGGTGGTGTTGGTTCGTTCATGCGCAGAGACGAAGAGGCCTCTAAGGCCGTCGTCAGGCTGACAAGCGCGGTGGAACACATCGCGGGTGAAGTCTCCTTGTTGCGCACTGAGATCAAGGAAGACCGCCAAGAGCTGTACCCAAGGCTCAGTGCGATTGAACAACGCCTGGCCAAGCTGGAAGCAAAAGTATGAGCATCATCCAGCTGCGCGATGCGGCCAAGCACTTCAAGCAGCTGCCTCATCAACTCGCCGCTTGGGATTGGCTGCAGGAACACCTCGACGCTGACACGCTCAAGCAGTTCGCGGAGCTGTATCGCGCTGATCCGCTCGTCAAGCAACCGCTACCACCCTCATGGCTGACGCCAGCGCTCAAGATTATCCGCGAGTTTGAAGGCTGCAAGCTGGAGGCCTATCGCTGCCCAGCTGGTGTGCCCACCATCGGCTGGGGCACCACACGGCTGATGGATACGCCGGTGCGCATGGGCGACAAGATCAGTCAGGCCCTAGCGGATGAGCTGCTGCAAAACGAGGTAGAGAACCTCTTCG